TCGATCAGGTTCCGTGAAGAACTGACTGCACGCTATCAGCGCGACTTCATGAACCACAACGACACGAAGATTGGCAAGGATTACTTCGTGATGGAACTCGAAGCGGCCGGCGTGGTGTGTTACGACTACGGTCCCCAAGGGCGCACGCCCCGGCAGACCCGGCGCCCGAGCATCACGCTCCGGGACGCCATCCTGCCATGGATCCAGTTCCAAGAGCCCGAGTTCCAAAGGGTGCTGGAGTGGCTCAAGGAACAGACGATCACCGAGACCAAGGGGGTGTTCAAGGACGTGACGGCACGGGTCAGGGGGTTCGAGTTCGTCTTCGGGCTTGGGGGCATCCACGGGAGCGTGGAGAATGAGATTCTGGAGTCCGATGAGGGCTCGGTGATCGTGGACCTCGATGTCACGTCGTACTACCCCACGCTGGCCATCGCCAATGGGTTCTACCCACAGCACCTCGGGCAGACGTTCACGACGATCTATGCGCACCTGTTCGAGCAGCGCAAGTCCTACCCCAAGGGCTCGCCTGAGAACGCGATGCTCAAGCTCGCACTCAACGGGGTCTACGGCGACAGCAACAACGTGTTCAGCGTGTTCTATGACCCGCTGTTCACGATGCGGATCACGCTCAACGGTCAACTGCTGCTGTGCCTGCTGGCCGAGAACATCCTGCTCAATGTGCCCGGGGTGAAGTTGATCCAGTGCAACACTGACGGGCTCACAGTTCGCATGCCTCACGGGTCCAGCCTCGCGCTCAAGATGGTCTGCGAGCATTGGGAGAAACTGACCAAGTTGACCTTGGAGCAGATGACCTATCAGCGCATGTGCATCAGGGACGTGAACAACTACATCGGGCAGTACCTCAACGGCAAGGTCAAGCGCAAGGGTGCCTACGAGTACGAGATGGAGTGGCACCAGAATCACAGCGCCTTGGTAGTCCCGAAGGTGGCCGAAAAGGTGTTACTCGAAGGCGCTCCGATTCGGGAGACCGTGGAGCAGTGGCCCGACCTGTACGACTTCATGCTCAGGGTCAAGGTGCCTCGGTCGAGTAACTTGGTGATCGAGTACCGGCAGGAGTGGGGTGACACACAGTTCCCGCTCCAGAACACCACGCGCTACCTGATTACCAAGACCGGGGGCCACCTGTTCAAGCAGATGCCGCCCCTCAAGGGCAAGGAACTCTGGCGCCAGATAGGCGTGGAGGCAGGGTGGAAGGTGACCCCGTGCAACGACATCACCGAGGCTCGGGGTGTCGAGGTGGACTTCGACTACTACGTGCAAGAAGTCGAGAAACTTGTGAATGGATTGTCATAGGAGAACGAGATGGGTGCCACCAGTTTTTACAAATGTCATCGGTGCAATCAGATGCACTCATACGGATTCGAGTGCATCGCCGATCCTGCGGACCGGGGGCTTGACCAAGCAGACGATGGGCTGTTCATGCCACCACCTACACCCGAGAGCCCGTTGACCAAACAGGTGGCTGGCGACCACTACAAGAAACTCAAGATCCAGCCGATCGAGTACATCCACGCCAACAACATCCCCTTTGCCGAGGGGTGTGCAATCAAGTACCTGACCCGCTGGCGCGACAAAGGTGGGATCGCGGACCTTGAGAAGGCGAAGCACTTCATCGAACTGTTGATCGAACTGGAGAAGAAGAATGGAAACATTTGACGAGTGGTACAAGCGGAAGCATGGGTACACCTTCGACGAGGAGTATATGCAACCAAGCATGATGATCTCTGATGCGATGAAGGCGTTGAGTGTGGAACTGAGGAAATACGTATCAGAGTTCGTTAAGGACGAGAAGAATGAAACCCCAACTCGAAAAACAGATTGAGCGCAACGTGTGCGACTACGCCCACGAGGCGGGCCTGCTGGTCTACAAGTTCACCAGCCCCGCACGCGCCGCGGTCCCTGATCGCATGTTCGTGACCCCCAAGGGCACGGTGTTCTTCTGTGAGTTCAAGCGCGAGGGGGTCAAGCCCACGCCACAGCAGGCCCGTGAGCACGACAGGCTCAGGGGTCACAAGGTTGCGGTGTTCGTGGTGGACTCGGTGAAGGCCGGTCGGCTCATCGTGGACATGATGCGGGAGCAGTGATGAACGTACTTGTTGCCTGCGAGTACAGCGGTTCGGTGCGCGATGCCTTCACACGAGGGGGGCACTTCGCTATGTCATGTGACCTACTCGACACCGAGACCCCCGGGCTTCACTACAAAGGGGACGTGACCCATATTCTCAACGCTGGGTGGGACCTCATGATCGCGCACCCACCATGCACCCATCTCGCGGTCAGCGGGTCGAGGTGGTTCAAGGACAAGGTGCAGGAGCAAGCCGATGCTCTGGATTTCGTGCGTCTACTCATGGACGCACCGATCTCCCGCATCGCAATCGAGAACCCTGTGTCCATCATCAGCAGCAAGATTCGCAAGCCCGACCAAATCATTCAGCCGTGGCAGTTCGGGCATGGTGAAACTAAGGCCACTTGTCTGTGGCTCAAGGGTTTGCCGAAATTGACTCCGACCAATGTGGTCGATGGGCGCGAGGCCCGGGTGCATCGCATGCCTCCCGGACCTAACAGGGCACGGGAGCGCAGCAGGACGTATCAGGGGGTCGCCGAGGCCATGGCGCAACAGTGGGGTGGTCTATGCTAACCCCCGACCTCCTGCACGACTACCAGAAGCGTGCCGTCAACTTCCAGTGTTCCAGTCCGACCACGATGCTTTGGCTCGACATGGGCCTCGGCAAGACCCCGATCACCCTCACCAGCATCGCGCACCTGTTGGCCACGGCCTACCTGCGCGGGGTGGTCATCGTTGCACCCATTCGCGTGATCCGTCTGGTCTGGAGGCAGGAGGCCCTCAAGTGGTCGCACACCAAGCACCTGACGTTCTCGATGCTCACGGGCACCAAGGACCAGAGGACCCGGGCGCTGTTACGCCCAGCGAACATCTACCTCGTGAACTACGAGAACCTCGGCTGGCTCGCGGAGGTTTTGCAGACCTACTTCATCAGCAAGAACCGACCGCTCCCGTTTGACGGCCTCGTGTGGGACGAAATATCAAAGTGTAAGAACAGCACAACTGATCGAGTTCGAGCCGTGTTCAACGGGCAGCGTAATCACAATGTCTTGGATCACTTCAAGTGGATCACCGGGCTCACGGGAACCCCTGCATCCAACGGATACAAAGACCTGCACGGGCAATACCTTGTGGTCGATAGAGGTAAGCGTCTGGGCACCAGCAAGACCGCGTTCATGACCGAGTGGTATCGCAAGATCCCCGACACCCGAACCCAGATTGCATATGACGACACGACCGATCGGATCAAGCAGTTGATCGGGGACATCACCCTGGAGATGAGCGCCGAGGACTACAACAAGCTCCCAGACATCGTGGTCAACGACATCAACATCGAGATGCCCGAGAACCTGCGGACCATGTACGACCGAATGGAGCGCGAGTTCCTCATCCTGCTCGACAGTGGTAAGGAGGTCGAGATGTTCAACCAGGCGGCACTCACGAACAAGTGCCTCCAGTTCGCCAACGGCGCCATGTACCCGGTGGCCGGGATGCCTCTGTGGGAGCCGATCCACGACCTCAAACTGGAGGCACTGGAGGAGATCATCGACGAGGCCCAAGGCCAGCAGGTACTGTGCGCCTACGGGTACAGGTCCGATGCCGAGCGCATCATGAAGAAGTTCGCACACCTGCGTCCGATCAACCTGACCGAGTGCAAATCAGAGGCTTCGCTTGTCAACGCTATGGCTCGGTGGGCCAGTGGAGACTGTCCCTTGATGATCGGACACCCAGCATCCATGGGTCATGGGATCGACGGCCTGCAGAAGCGCGGGCACACGATTGTGTGGTACGGGCTCAACTGGAGCCTGGACCTGTACGACCAGATGAACGCACGCATCCGGCGTCAGGGTCAGGGGGCTCCGGTGATCTGTCACCGCATCCTGATGCTCGACACGCTGGATCAGGCTCAGGCGCTGGCACTGACCGAGAAGGCATCGACTCAGGCAGGACTTCGCAATGCCGTGAAGCAATACCGCTTGACACGCGGGATTTAATTGTTCTACACTGTTGCACATCACAACCACAGGAGTAGACATGAAAGCCCTGATTGACCTGTTCCGAGTACCCAGCGCCAAGACCCTCGCGCAGCGGCAGATCGAGGAGTCCGAGCGCCAGTGGGTCAAGCACCTCGAAGCGTCCGAGTACCACCAGGCCATGATGCGGTATCACACCGACGTGGTTCGGCAACTCAAGGCTCGGGAGGCGTCATGACAGCAGATCAATGGTGGATCATGGGAGCCCTGTGCGCCGTGATGGCGATCATCTGGCTCGGGGATCTGTTCTTCACGGCCCCCGAGGAGGACTTCGACACGGACCTGAGCCAGAAGGAGCAGGAAGCCGAGGCTCTCGGGGTCGTGAACTCGATGAAGGGTGAACTCGACTACATGCGAAAGGATGGGTTACTATGAGCCGAGATGTGGTGCATGGCCATGAATGCAAGACTTTTTCGCGGCAGCGCGAAAAGCGGGAGGGCTGCGTGATGAGCAAAATTCCGCTACCACCGCTGCCCCACTGGAACGAGGAAATGTATCGCCAGCAGATACGCGCCCGCGACCAAGAGATTGTCCGGTGCGTGCTGCAAGCTGCGGCGAACGAATGCAGGGCCATTGAGCTTGCTGCATGGCGTGAGTACAAGATTGGCCGCAAAACCAGCGCACACACGGAAGGCCGATCAGACGGCGCAGGCGAGTGTGCAGCCGTCATCAAAGCACTGGAGTTCCACCATGAGTAACGCACTCACGCCCGAACAGCAGCGGGCAATGGTGGCTGCTTACACGATCCCCCTGCCTGAGCCTGCTTTTGGCTTCCTTGTCGTGTCCGGGGAAACGGGGCAATGGATCGAAAGCCGCGCCGGAGAGGCGGCATTTGACGCTGACAACCTCCACGCCCACGCCGCCGCAGTCAGTGCCGCAAAGGATGCCCGCATCAAGGTGCTGGAGGATCAACTGGCGGTGGCAGCAATGCAGCTTGCAAATGCCGCTGGGTACATAGAAGAAGCCCGCGCAGCACTCGGAGACAAGACATGTTCGGGTTAACCAAGCGTGAGCAGCGATGGAAGGCCGAGCAGAAAGCCGCCGAAACGCTCATCCCCATGATTACAGCCATAGCGGTGGAAGCCATGAAGCGAGACGACAAAGATGCCGAAATCACCCGCCTGCGCGATCAACTGCACCTAGCCGAAGTCGCTAGAGCCGCGCAAGTTGAGGGCGCAGTGCAAGTCGCTGCAGGATGGCGCGAGAGGGCGAATCAGCTTGAGGCACAGGTGGCGGGACTGCGGAAAGCACTTGCCGCCGCCATACGTCAGAACGAACACGACATGCTGATGACCGGCGAAGAACTTCGCGCCGCCCGCGCAGCACTCGGAGACAAGACGCCTACGACGCAACCCCCTTCGCCTTCTCCATGGTCCTGAGAGTCCCCAAGCCCAGCAT